CCAGAATGCGGATCGAACCGCCTTGCAGGCGTTCCGCCGTCAGCGTACCGTACACATTGACGGCATCTACGTAGAGGTCGACTGAGCCCGTGCTTGCCAGCACCGCGCCGTTGTATTTGAGCTTGAAGACCGTCCCGGTCTCTCCGCTCGTCGCCGCCAGCGTGATCCCGTCAAGGCTCTGGTCGATGAGCGTCTGCGCCTCCGATGTTCCGATCTTCCCGCTCACCTGCGTGCGAATGCCGTTTACGTCCGCCGTCAGGTTCGTGATGCTTCCCTCGTTGCTGCTGATGCGCGCGCTCAGCCCGTCCGCCGTCGCGCCCAGCTGCGTGATGTTCCCCTCGGCGCTGCTGATTCGCGCAGCAAGGCCGTCTGCTCTCGCGCCCAGCTGGGTAATGTCGCCCTTGGCGTTTTTGATCTCTGCCGCGAGCCCGTCTGCCCGTGCGCCGAGCGATGTAATGTCGCCCTTGGCGTTGCGGATCTCGGCGGCAAGTCCGTCTGCCGTCGCGCCCAGCCGTGTGATGCTGCCCTCAGCATTGCTGATGCGCGCGCTCAGTCCTTGCGCCGTGATGCTCAGCTCGTTTACGTTTTTGTTCGTGTCCTCGATCTTGGCATAGATCGGCTCGCGGATATTTTGCAAAAAGCCGTTCATCGCCGCCTTGTTCATGTTCTTCAGGTCGAGATTCCGCAGCGTGTAGCGCAGCTGCTCGACGAGCATGAAGAGATAGTCCTGCATCGTCTCGATCTTCTCGCCGTCGCTCTCTTTCTGCGTGAACGACGGGAAATTCGTGTCGATGTATAGCCAGTTGGAAGGCATGCCCTCCTTCCCTCCTTTCTTCCCGGGCGGGAGAGCGTTCGCGCCCTCCCGCCCTGTGCCTTACTTCATCGTCGCGAGCTTTCGGATCAGGTCGCCGCCGTACTGGTAGGCCGCGAGGTAGTCCATCGTCTTGTCCTCCAGCCCCGCGCGCTTCTTGAGCATTTCGCGGTAGTCCGGCTCCGCAAGCCTGCTCTTGAACTCCTTTTCCCACTTGCCCGCGTTCTCCTTGCCCGACCAGTAGGCAGGGCACAGCTTGCCCGTCACATCGAAGTGGCGGATCACATTGCTCGCCGGAATGTTGTACTTCTTCATCAGCTCGCGCGTCAGCGCAAGCGCCCGCTCCACGGTGCGCGCGTCCGGCGCGTATGCGCCGTCCTTCTTCGCGTCGCACAGCTCGATGCTGATGCTGTTTGCGTTCAGGCAACGCCCGTGCAGCGTTCCGCCGCCCGTCTGCGGACAGGACGGGTACTTCTTCCCGCCGACCGCCCACGCAACGCGCAGATCATCCACGCTCTGCACGATCTCATTTGCGTCGACGAAGTAATGCGCGCTGGTCTTCACCACGTTCGATGCGTAATACTTGGCGTTGTTCATCGCCGTGTCGCCGTCGTTGCCCGTGTAGTGGATGACGATGTAGCGGATGCCGCTCGCCGCGCGCGTGCCGCCGACGTTCCCGGCGTTTGCCGGGTATTTGCGGATGTCCATTGCCTTACGCCCCCTTGTCCTCGCCCTCCATGCGCGCCTTGTAGCTCGCATTCGACACGCCGATGAGCGCGCCGATAAAGAGCGCGACCGCGCTGATGGTGGTCGTGACCTGCTCTACATACCCCCAGCCCCAAACGCCCGCGAGGGCGGCATACAGACCGCTGCACGCGGGCAGCACGATCAGCACCAGCCATTTGAGTACGTCGTAGACCTTGTTATTCAGTTCAAATTTCATTGTTCTTCTCCTTTCGTTTCCGTCCAACGATAATTTCTACCAGTGTTAGCAGCCCGGTAAAGGCTTCGATGATGCCGCCCGTACCAAGCAGGTACGGGAAGAGGTTGTCCCACTGCCACCCCTTAATGCTGTAAAAGATGACCGTGTAGATCACAAAAGCGGCGATGAAAATGCCAACGATAATCAAAATGATGTTCCTCGTTCGCAATTTTGACGCCTTTTTGATAAGGTGCTTCACGACCTGACCTCCCACTCGTCGATCTCGCCCTTGATTTTGTCAATAAAGCTGTTGCCGCCCAGCGCCTTATAGCCTCTGTAGAGGTACAAAAAGTCCTCAAGCTCGTACTGCCGGATAACTTTGTCCTCTCGATGCCGGTAGTAAGTGTGCAGCATGTCGTGCCGGAGCTGGCACTTGAGCGCGTCAGTCAGCTTGTCCAGCCCGAGCAGCTTGTGCCGGATAGGCTTGATGAGCAGCGCCGCCGCCCCGATGATGATCGTCGCTTCGGAGCACAGCGCCGCGATGCTTGCCAAATCTGTCATTCGTTCCCCTCCATCATTTCACCATCCAAATTCCGACCGCGTGCCACAGGCACACCGCGCCGTACACGCCCGCGCAGATACGCAGCCCACGCCGCGCCTCTTGTGTCCCCCGTGAATCAAGCCACAACGCCAATAGTGGCACAACTGCGCCCTTGTACCACATCATCGTGATGATGCTCCGCATCAGCGGATTCAGCTCCACACAGCCGCGCCGCAGCGCCAGCAGGGTGCAGATAAGGTCGATCCAGTTCAGCCCAATCACCGTAAATGCCATAGTATCTCTCATATTGTTAGGCGCGGGTACCGCTGATGATCTTACGGATCTGGCGCTCGCTGAGACGGAACTGGGTCGCAAGGCTGCGATAGTTGTAACCATTGAACATGGCGCGGATATCCCGATCACGGGAATTGCGTTCCAGCGATTCCCACTTGGGAACATAGATCGTTTGTCCGCCGCACAACAACGTCAGGTGCATGAACGCCTCCATGCCGATGGCGTCCACGATGTCGCGGTACTCCTCCGGAATATCATCCCGGCGCACTTTCTCGAGATCGATTTGCGTCATTTTAGGTACCTCCTGTCTTCACCCCATACCGCTCAAACATTGCGCGGATGGCGTCCGCAATCGCCGTCAGCTTATCAGTAAGTACCATTCACCCAGCGCGATAGCCGCCCAGCTGCCCTCGATGAGCTTGAGAATCAGCTGCTCCTGCATCTTCTGCTGCTCGGCGGCTTTCTCGCGCTCCTTCTTGTCGCGCCGACGGTCGCGGGCGGCGATGGCCTCGATGAGCGCCACCACCACCGCCGCTGCGGCGGAAATCAACGCCGCCGTCATGCGCTCACCTCCGTGAAATACTGCCCCACAAGCTCGTGCGGCAAATACTGAAGAGTGATTTTGTTGCCGGACTGCTCACCTGTACGCTCGCACAGGTACAGCTTAGTGTCCTCGGGGTCTTTGTAATAAAGACCATAGGTGTATTCCATACCACGAGCGGCCGGAATCGGGTCATCTTGCGTGCCCGCGTGGTCGACGTTGATGATCGTCCACATGGCAGGGGTGGAGTGCGGCGGCCAGTTCTCTTGCGTGGTGTGGCCCTGACCTTTGTTGACGCGGTAGACGTGCAGCACGCCGCTTTCGTCCGTATCGCTGCGGCGGTCGCCGGGCTTGACGGTCTCGCCGATGTGATCCGCCCAACGCGGGAACAGCTCAACGGCCTTTGCTGCGTCGCTGTCCGTCAGGCTTCCGCTGGCCTGCTCGATATAGGGCCTCAGCGCGCGTGCGCGCTCAGTGTAGCTTTTTCCACTCATAATAGGAATCGACTCCTTTCAAAATCTTCTTTCGTGCATAAGTGATCAGCTTTGACAACAGATTTAACACCGATGTGGCACGCTGTGCTGCCGCGTCTTGCAGAGCGCGGAGCAGTCTGCTGTCATTGACTTTGCGAATTCTTCGTTGTGCCCATATCGGTTCGTTCCATATTTCCCTATGGCGCAAGTTCCTCTTTTCCATGTTTTCGGGGAACCTTCGTTTCGCATAGGCGTGCTTTGCAGCATCTTTTGCCCGCTGAGGCACGAGGTGTTCGATATCCGGCTGTTGATATATCTCATATAGCATGGGTTCAAGGTCTTCAACACCGCAGAGCATCAAGTCCTCATTATCGTTATATTTTTCGCGGATCCTTTTTACTGCGCGGTGGATTCCATTGCATACGGAAACGTGGCTCTTATCGAGCAATTCGCCGATATCCCGCAGGCTTAACCATTCCCCGTAGTAAAGATATAAGTAAACGGCTTGCGTTTCGGTCAGGGAAGAAAGAATGTCCTCGGCCACTTCTCTTGAAGAAAAATCAATAACGCCCCGAGCTTCTGCGCGCTCTTCGTTGCGCATGGCTCCTTCGATTTCGTTGATCGTTTTCTTTGCGCGCTTTAGAGTTCTCGACACTGTGGTCTTATCCACCCCCGTTGCTTCTGCAATTTCCCGAATCGATTTCCCCTGCAAAAACAAATCAAGCATTTCCTGCTGCCGAGGCGAGCAGGCGGCTTTTCCGCGCTTGAGGCATCGCATCAGGCGGGCTTTTTTGCCTTCGTCATCCGGATCAATGTCAAGGTCCGTCCAACGCACCGTATTCCCGAAAATATCGGCAACAGCACCGTCTTTAGCTTCGCCGCGGCAAGCGTTTTCGGATTCAAGGACGCCTTCCATATAAAGAGCGATCCTGCGCTGCTTGGGGGCCTTCCGCCGCTTGTCCTTCGGCGGTCGGGCAGCCTCCATACGCAGCAGGGCTTCTTCATACATTGCCTCAAGAATGCCATAGCGTTTTTTCTGCTTGGCGAGCTCTTCCGGATTGACGATGTCCTTTAACTGCGATTTGACGAGCTCTTTTCTATCCCATAGCTGCTTGCGCTCCTGATCGGCCTGCTCGTAGGCGGTCATCCTATCACATCCCCGTTAGTCGGCCTCGCCGAGCAGGATCTTCGCCGCCTGCTCGGCGTCTGCCATTTCCGCAATTTTGCTGTCTTTCTGCGCGATCTGCTGCGTCTTTTCCGCAATCAGGGCGTTTTTCTCGGAAAGCTCACTGTCCTTGGCCTCGGATGCCGCCGTCAGCTCGGCAATCTGCGCCTGATAAGGCGTCACATCGCCCCAGTACTGTTTGTCGACCTCAATCGTCACCTCAAAGCTGTCGTAGCACTTGATGTACTGAATATCCTTGACAACGAAGGAATATCCTTCAGGAAGACTGCAGGGAGGATAGTTCGCATCCAGTGTCTTCACAGTGACATGAGACCAGTCGATTTTCTCAATTTCCTCCAAGGTATTTTCTTCAAAGCAGCGTTCGAAGAGGAAACTATACCCCTTATTAAAGTCGACGCGGCGCTCGCCGCTCGTGCGGTGCCCATTCACACTGTAATTGGCACCAAACCGTCCCTGACTTCTCATATTGCTCTCCTTTACTGTTTTGTTCCGACAATGGGAACAGACTCTTCCAACCGCTCCCACGTCATGTTCATATCTTCCAGTTTTTGCCATGTCATGTTGACAGCCTCAAACCGTTCCCACGTCAGACCGGCGATGATAAAGCGCAGGTGTGCCGGACTAATGAGATTGACGGAATCGGTCAGGCTGCTCAGATCTAACTCGACAAGGTCATCCGTCTCGCCAAGGAATTCCAGCGTGAAGCTATAATCGTCGTTCATGATGACGCGTGCAGCGTAGCCCGTCATCGCTGTGGCCATGTCGCGGACCGTGTCAGCGTTGGTGTTGCCGCCAGCAAGCAGGTGGGCCTTGATCGCATTGCGGCGCGAGGTTTCCGTCGCGTTCGCGGGCGGCGTGATACCGACCTGATACTCCCAGAGCGGCAGGCTCCATGTGGCCGTCTCGATAAAAAACTGCTTTTTGACGTCTTCCACGAGATCTGCCATCTGCTGGGCGGAAAGCCCGAGCGTGTCGAGCAGCGCGGCTGTCTGTGCATTTTTACGATACCGAACAGGTACTTTCTCGCGATTCTCCATGCTCCACCGCCTTAATAGGTCGTTACATCAACAGTGCCGAGCACGGGAATCGTGCCAGAGTTGATGCGCAGCGCCGTCTTTGCTCCATTGACAGTGAATGTGCTGTAATCCGCTACGCCTGCGCACTGCAGAAGGCTTGCGAGAAAACGGCTGTAAGGCACGCTCTGCTCTTCAGCGAATGGCAGAGCTGCCAGCAGTGCGCTGACCGCTGCGGAAATATCCGCTTTGACCTCGTCGAGACTATGACCATTGACGAGTTTGATCTTGGCAACGATCGGAATCTCAACCTCCGTGACCGAGACCACCGTTACCGTCGCGCCAATTGGGCGCTCTGCCTCAATGTGTTCCGCGCATGCGGTCACGATCGTGTCGTCCAGCGGCTTTTTGTCCGCGCCGGCAATGATGACCTTGACGGTGCCATTGCCGTTCCACAGCGGGATGCAGCGGGCATAGGAGACACCCGTGACCTCCTTTGCCCACATCACGTAGTGGTTGGCGTTGCCGGATGTGATCGGCTCTGTGCGGCGCTCGTGATAGCGTGCCCACAGATCTGCGTCGCTCTCTTCGTCCGCGCCGCCGACGCCGGCGGCCGCGTTGGTCACGCCGTGCACGCCATGGATATTGACCGCCATCTGTGTGACGGTAGCTTCCGGCACGTTGTAATCAGCGCCGATATCTTCGGCGACGCAGAGCACGCTGGCAAGCCCGTCAGCAATGGTGACCTCTTCCGTCGTCAGAAAGCGCAGCGCGCTTGGTGTGCACACAACAGTCCCCGCGGGGATCTTCGTGCCGTTCACGCCTGAGAAGGTCACCGTCACCTTTGCTTTTGCGCCCGGTTGCCTGGTCATACCGATCTGCGCAGCGTGCAGATCCAGATACCGCCCGCTCTGGGCCCCCGGGAAGAGAATGTCGATAAAACCATTGAGCGTCTGACCGTATTTCCACATGACGTAGGCAGCCTCGCTCAGCAGGATATTGGCATAGCTGCCCTCGCGGGCATCCACATCGACGCCGGCATTGATCACGCGCCCGAGCATCTCAGACTTGATGCTTTCCGGCGTCATGCTCTCAAAGGGCGATTTTTCCGTCATTGAGTGTTACCTCCCCGTAAATGGTTTTTGCCTTGAAAGACAGGTGCAGCACCGAGCCCTCAAACTTCACATCGATCTGATGGACGGTTTTGATGTATGGATTGATCTCCAGTGCTTCGCGGATACAGCGGATGGCCTCCGACTGCCTGATATCGTCGCCATAGGCCTCACCGATCAGAGATTGCAGATCTTGTCCGTAATTATGGGTAAATACGTCGTGCAGATAGCGCGACGTATTGATCGTGTTCCAGGCCCATACCAGCACAGCTTCCGCGCCGGTCACTGTCGCGGGGTTCCCACCGTGCCAGATGGGCTCGTCCTCGGTAAAGTCCCAGCGCACTTCACGCGCCAGCGGAAGCTCGGTGCCCAAATCGGATACCGGCGAGCTGATCAAAGGAAAGATGTTCATTCCAGTGTCACCATCCTCTCAATGAGATAATAGGTCTGGCCGTCATCCGAGCGCATGAGCAGCACCTCGTCGTCGACGTTGAGCACGACCCAGCCGAAAACATGCTCCTCCGGCCGGAGAAAAACAAACGGACCGATGGCGCTCTGCGTGACCTGCACCAGCTTCTCAGGCAGCAGCGTTTCGATGCCGTTTTCTTCGCGTGCTTCGACATCTGCCAGAAAATTGGGATACATGGATTCCGCCACGCGGAGATCCTCTTTCTCAAGGTCGATGCCGTCGGCGCGGATCTTGATCGGATCGAGCGATAATATCCTGCCGATCGTGTAGGTCGGGTGCTGCTCCTTGTTGGCGCGCTGCGAAATATGCTGGTTGATCCCGACATAGGGATCGCGGGCGCTTTCGCTCATGTCAATTCACCTCCGGCAGTGCTGCCGGAAACGACATTCCGGCAGTTGAGTGTCAGCTTGCAGTAGTAATTGTCGCGCTTCCAGGTATGGACATCGGCGTCGATCCAGAAGATCCCCTGCAGGCCGGTCTTGTTCTCCCGCACAACGACCGTCTGGCCGGTGATCAGTGAGAGATCCCCAAGGACGTCGACGGTGACCGTCTGCGTCATGACGCCGTCGTCCAAGAGTTTTTGCGCCTCTTTGTCGATATCGACGTCAGATGAGGCATTTTCGGTCAGATGGCGCTCCATCATGCCGAAGAGCTTTTGCGCATCATCGGTACCCATGCGGCGCTGAAAGCTGCCGTCGGCGTCGTAGATGGCCACGCTGTTGACTATGTTTGTCGCGTCCTCCACCGTCCTGGCGTCCATCAGGTTAGATTCGGCCTTGAGCACGATGCTGCGCTCGCTGACGTCTCGGACGGCCACCAGAAGGCCTTTCGGCGTGTAGGTGATGGCATATTTGTCCTCGGTCTGCTGTGTGGCCAGTGTCCAGGCCGTTTCAAAGATCTTATCCAGTGCGACGCCCGCAAATTTGCGGCTGATCTTCACGCCGGTCGACGGCAGCGACACAATGGGGATCTCATAGTCGGCGCAGACCTGGCGGGTGATACTTTCCGGCGTCGCGTCGCGGAATTTGTAGGTGCCGTCGTTGCGCCGGCAGTAGATTCCGCGGTCGAAGCACGTGAAGCTCATGCTCGTCTCTTCGCTGCCGGCGCTTCTGCGAAGCACGACTCCGTCAAAAATCGGATTGCCGGAGTCGTCCGTCATCATCACGGCGTCGCCCATCTGAGGGACGGGCAGGCCGGTCGACTCATCAAAAACGATCTCGGCGACGAGCTGGCGCACCAGCGTCGACTTATCGCCGCTCCAGGACCAGTTGAGCAGGATATCCGTGATGCGGCGGGTCGACTGGTCATGTGTCAAATAGATCTCCATCAGCCGCCTCCCAGAAGAATATCCTTCGGCGGCAGCTTGATCGTCTGCCCGACGTAGATCAGGTGCGGATTGCTGATGCCGTTATATTTGGCAAGGGCGTTGTAGTAGCTCGCCGTGCCGTCGCCGTAGGTGCGCCGGCAGAGCATGCTGAGCGTGTCTCCGGAGACGACGCGGTGATAGGTGATGTCCTTTGCGGCGTCGCTCTTGCGGCCACTGTTGCCGGTATAGCGCGTCGTGTTGAGCGTTGCGACCTCCTGGGCTTCCAGATCCACGTACTCGCGCAGTGCGATCGTGCAGTAGACGTCGCCCGTGCCGTCCTGCTCCTTTTCGGTCACGCTCTCGATGTATACAAGCGCATTGATATCGCTTTCCGTCACGATGTACCGCACGGGGATCTTTTCAGCCGCCCAGTAGCGCAGTGGCTCCAGATAATAGCCGGGGTCAAGGATCGTCCCAGGCTGGTTAAACGGATAATCCTGAGAGGGCAGCAGACATTCGATCGTGCCGCTGTGCCGGCTGCGGTTGCCGGGGAGGTACACGTCGCCGAGCTGCGAAACATTGATGGTCTCAATGTTCTTGCCGGTCGTCCACTCGTAGGAGGCCGGCGTAATCGGCAGCGTCAGCACGTCGCCGTTCGCAATAAAACAGAATTGCATGGCATTACCCCCTCATGTTGGCTTCTTCCAGCTTGCTCAGCAACGCTTGCGCCACGCGGTCGATGTCGGCGTCCTCACGCACCGTCATACCGTTGATGACGATCTGGATGCTGCCGACGCCGTTTTTCTCCTGCCTGGCCTCGCCGGCCGTCAGGACCTTTTCACCCTCATGCAGCAGGGCGGGGAAGTTATCATAAGGGACGTAGTCGATGCCCATGGCGCGCTGGTGGCCGGAACGGTGCTTCGTATAACCGGAATTGAAATTGTTCACCGCATCCGCCCAGGCGGAATCCGTTGTCGCTGCGGCGCGGCCCTTGGAAAACTCCTGTCCGAGCGTATAACCGGCATTCCAGTAAGAATTGTTGAGCGCCGTATCGTTGCGCACAGACTCGATCAGGCTCAGCTCTTGGGCGAGTTCTTCATCCTTGCCTTCGTTGGCGTTATACTCGTTCATGCCGTCGATTTTCGCCTTCATCAAGATACGGCCCATCTCGGCAGCGTCGCCTTCGGCTTCGGCGGTTTTATACGCCTCGCTGCCCATGGCGTCGTTCATCGCGTCGCGGATGTACTGTTCTTTGGCATTTTCCAGCGAGGCCTTCCAGGCGCCGATCGCGGTGTAGGCTTCCTGCATTTCCTGGCCACTGTCACCGGCGAGCCATTCCTTCTGCGCCACAAGGCCCTGCATGCGCGTCTGGTTGTAGCCTTCGCCCATGGCGTTGTCGAGCTCCTGTTGCAGGCCCTCAATGGTGGATGTGATGCCGCTGAAGGTCTTGGACTGCGCCTCCATTGACCCTGCAAAGCTGTCCGAGAGCGCGTCCAGAATGATCCTGGCAGCGTCCTGCCCGGCAACTTCGCCCTTGGAGATCATGCTGTACATCGTGCCCTGATCCACGCCGTATGCGTCAGAGAGCATCCCGACCGCGCCGATACCGCGGTCATTGAGGATGTTGAGGTATTCGAGCGTCGTCTTGTTGCTGCTCTTCATGCGGCCGATGGCCGTGGCCACGGCGGTCATATCGTTCGTAGACTGGCCGAGCGCCGCGCCCGCGTCGCCGATGGTCTGCAACACCGGCAGGATGCTGTCTGCATCGTAGCCGTAGGTCGCGAGCGTCTTGCTCATGCTTGTCAGGTCGTCATAAAGAAACGGCGTCGAGTTGGCCATGCCGACAAGGTTTGTGAGATGTCCGCGGTCTCTTTGCTGCCGAACAGCGTCGCGAAGGAGATTTTGTCGGTCTCGCGCCCCGCGGCGATCGAGCTGCCGCTCGTCAGCGACTCGCTCTGCGCGTCCAGCTGCTCCTGCACAGCGTCCTGCACGTAAGACTTGAAGGAGGAATCCTGCGATTCATATCGTTGTGCACTTCCCGATATTGCTCCGGTAATGCCGCCTACTGTGGCACCTGCCAGCACGCCGAGCGGCCCAAATGCTGACCCGGTTATTGCGCCGGAGAGCACAGAGGAGATCATGCTGGATGCAAGGGTACCGGAATCGCTTCCCAAAGCACTGCCGATTTTTGTGTTTAGAGATCCTTGTACTGCGCCGCCAATCATCTGCGCTGCCTGCATAGTGACGAGTGCGTTTGTGATTGACTTGAAGCCGCCGCCTATGCCGCCCGAGCTGTTCATCGACTTGTTGGCCTTCGTGTCAAGGTTTTCGATCTCCTTGCGGGCCTTTTCGGCTTCTTTGCTGACGGAACGGAACTGATAGGATAAATTATCGAAGTTCGCCTGTGCGGCCTCCATCTTGAGGCCATCCATGGCATCCTGCGTCTCATTGAATTTTTTCTTTGCTTCGGTCAGCTCTTTTTTTGCTTTATCGAAGTTCGCATTGAGCGTAGCTTTCTCTTTACTGAGAGAATGCGCTTTGTCCTGAAGTTCACGGAGCTTACTGCCGAGATCGGCGGCGTTCTTCGCAATCGTCTTCATCCCCTCAGAAGACTTGTCTTGCGTCTTGATTACGATTGAGGTTTCTGGCAATTCTTTCACCGCCTTATCATTGACTTTGTCGCGAAAATGCATATAATGAAAGCAAGGAGCGTGATACCTATGACGAAGACATCTATCATCACAATAGCAGTCTCACTTCTGATTGCGGTATTGCTTCCATTTTTCATTTAGAGTTTCAGCCGCCCGAATGGGCGGCTTTATTTTTTACCCCGCGTGACCTTGATGGCTTTGCCGCGCGGCGTGGGGCGGCTGCGTGCAGCAGCCTCATAGGAGGACAGCGCCCAGATGAGGTCCTTTTCTCCCTGCGGGCGGTTGTAGTAGTCGCCCGGCAGGATGCCGTGCACGTGAAAAAGGTAGTAGGCAAGCCCCAGCTCCGGATCGCTGCCCTCCGTCAGGCGTTTTTTACCTTTTCGATGGTCGCGCGGCGATAGCCGCTCAGACGTTCAACCTCGCGGCTCAGATCGGCGATTTCGCCGGGCAGCAGCATCGCCTTGAGCGTCTCCGCCGGCGTGATCCCGCCAAATTTGTGCTGCAGCGGCGTGCTCTTCAGGTCGGGGTCGATGCAGCCTGCCAGCAGGATCTGAAGCTCGGCGTCCTGATCGAGACGGCTTATGTCCTGCACACGCCCGTAGGGCAGAGCCTGGAGCGTGAAGATGACCGGCGCGCCGGCTGCCTCGCTCAGGCGCGGGACCTCAAACTTGGCCGTCGGCAGGTTCTTCGCCACATTGATGACCTTTTCGCCCAGCAGCAGATCCAGCACAGACGGCTGCTCTGCGGCGGCGTTCTGATTGACGATGGTATTTTCCATAATTCCCTCCAAATTTGACTATGCGCAGCGCCGCCGGTCTCCCGACGGTGCTGCGCAATATTTTCAGGTGTCCAGCATCTGATAGTCGTTGAATGTGAACGGGGACTCGATCTGCCCGAGCTTGGCGGCCTCCCAGTCCGCAAGCGTCAGGTCGTCAAAGCTGACGCCCATGAGCGCGATGCGCTGGTTGTTCGGGTTATCGGGGTCGTCCAGATTGCTGATGATCGTGTGGCGCAGGTCCTTGCCGGTCTTGAGCGCCTCGCCCTCCAGCTCAATGAGGCGGGAAGTCGCGTTATAGATGCGGATGGAGCCGGTGCCCTTGGTGGATACGAGCTTGCTGTCCTCCATCATGGCGCGGCAACGGGGAACGCTCTCCTTGGTCTTGCTGATCTTAGCCTGGCAGCCGTAGCACTCGGCGACCTGTTCACCGTCGATCCACAGGCTGCCCCATGTGCCGCTGCGTACCAGCGTGGTGTCAATAGCTTCACTCATGTGTGTTTCCTCCTATCAGGCTGCAATGACGCTCGGAGAGACCTCGAAAACGATGGCGAAGTCTTCCATGGCGTCCATGATGTTACCGTAGAGCTTCAAAAACACCTTGCTGCCGGTGTTCTCCTTGATGACCTCATTGTCGCTGAGCTTTTTGATGCGCTCTGCCTCGGTGGCATCGTCGCCGGCGGCGGTGATGAGATACTTGCGCGTCGCGTCGGCGTCGAGCACCGCGCCGGACGAACCGCTCTCCAGCACCTTGGAGTCCTCCAGACTCTTGAGGTAGTCCTGCAACGCCAGCAGCAGGACACACTTGTCATCGTAGGTGTTGGCGCACTTGCCGAAGTAGTCGTCCTCGACGCTCGAGACGGCGTAGTAGCGGATCAGGTCGATGGCCGCGGTCATCTTGATCTTCTTGAGCGCCTCGGGTTCCGTGTCGCCGATCGTGACCTTGCTGGTCACGGCGCGGCTCAGCTTGCGCACGCGGCCGTCGTCGATGATGAAGAGCTTGCCGGCGTCGACCGCTGCGTCGGGGTTCTCGGTCGCCGTCACGCCGGTCACCTCGCTCAGCTGCGCATAGGTCGCGCTGCACTGCGCGGGCGTACCGGCCAGCATACCCGCAATGCGCGAGCAGTAAGCCGCGGCAGAGAAAGCCGTCTTGCCGCCGGCGGCGATACCGGCAGACACAAAGTTGATGACGCCCTCATAATCCGCCGCAGTGTTGGGCAGCACTGCCTTGCCGATATAGCGCAGCTTGCGGCGCTCCTTGACGAGAGCGGCAAGCGCCGTGGCGTCTTCAGCAGAGATGTCGGACGGGCCCGCGATGTAGTCATAGGTGTAGGCCGCCAGTGCACTGAAGCCTGCCGCGATCGTTCCGGCCGCCGGCACAACGGAGACGTACACAGCGCTCGGGCGGTTGATGTAGCCCATCAGGGTACGCTTGATGTATGCGATATTGTCCGCGCCAAGCGTCGTCGGGATATCGCTCTCCTGGCAAACGACGTGTACGCCGTTCGCTTTGGCGTCGCGCAGGATCAGCGCGACAGCGCCGCGGGAAATGCGGGTGGATACTGTCTCCGCGGCTTTTTTCAGGGTAAAAGTGAGTTCAGGCAGTCCCATACTCATTCGCTCCTTTGATAAATTTCTCCGCCGTTTACCTGCACGGAGATCTGGTAAGAGTCCGCCGTCGGGATCTCCGGTGCGGTCTCTTCATTGCTTTCCATAAATTCAAAATTCAGCAGAATAGCGGCTCTGTCAACGTCCCGCGGCATGCTCTGCAGCTGCGGCAGCAGCCTGCGCGCCCCCACGTGCAGGACCTGCATCATAAGCTTCAGGCACGCCGATACATCGTTGTTAAGCCTTGCCCAGCTGATGTCATAGTGCTCATCGGCCTCATCGTGCAGTGTAAGCCGGATCTGTACATTCCGCTTCGTCATGCGCTGCGTGACCGGCGTGCGGTCGTCGCGCGTGACCTCGAGCCAGAAGGAAGGGCGTTCATAGTCCTCCGGGCAGACGTTGATATAGACGGTGCGCTCAGGCCACTTTTCCAGCAGACGCGCGTTGACGGCGTCCAGAATCTCCGTGCTGTTCATCTTTTCCCCTCCAGGTAGGCCATGGTCTTCTTCTCGATTTCTTGCGCGCCTCTTTCGGCGATCTGCGGCAGCTCAGCGGCTGTCTTGCGGTACATATACTTTCCTTTTACACGATTAGCCTTGAGTTTCTTGCCCATTGCCGGAACATACCGACCTGGCGTTTGCACGTGTCCGCCTTCCAGTGCGTTGGTTACATATCCGGCAGCATAACCTCTTAG